TCATACTTCAACTCCTTTTTTATCAATGTTTATTTCTTTTTTCTTTTGTTCTAAGAATCCTTTAATTGATAATTCTAATAAATCTGCTCTACTAAGATTTACTAAATTTTCAGGTTCTATTCTAAATATAGAAAATGGAACTGTTGCATAACATCTGCAGTCAAAGCCTTCATTTCTAGTTTGAATTTTTTTCCAAACTACTTTTTTATTTTCTTGAACTTTTATTTCAGCTGTTAAGGATTTAAAATATTCCAAATCATAGCCTTTGCCATACTCTCCGTTGAAATGACAATAACCTTCTTCATTAATTCTTGCATCTAACCTTCCAGAAACTATATCTTTTAGTGCATTAGAACCAATTGATAATAAATCTATTTCTTTATTTTTAGTTTTTCTAAATCCATTGTTAATTGGAACATTTTCTCCACCAAGACCTTTTATTCCAATTATCCTTCTATACTGCCTAGGACTTACAAAGTCATAAACTTTTTGAGTATGGTGTCCTCCAGTATCAATGCAAGATGCAAAAATCTTTAATTTATCTCCATTTTGATAAAAATACTCTTTATCTAAAACTTTATCTAGTCTTTCCCATATCTCTGATTGGTTCATATTTCCATTTAAAATAATGTATTCAATACCCCAGCTTTCATATCCAAGCCCCCAACCAACAACTTCTATTGCTATCCAGCTGTCTTGAATATCTACTCCTGCTGTTAAAATTAGAACCTTATCAGGAATATAAGAGTATTTTTCTCTTGTTCTCTTAATAAGTTTCTTAGGATCTTTTTTACCTGAGTATTCTTGTTCAAATGTTTCAGCTAGAACTGTATTTATAAAAGCTTTTAGTTTTTCAACATCTCCTTTTATTTCAGCCCACTCTTGAACTATAGATTCCCAGCTTCTAAATGGACTAGCTAAACCATTTAAGTGATAACCTAGATTTTTTGTTCTTGCAGGATATTTATGTATCCATCTTCCAGTTTTTTCATTACCTTTTTTCCACTCTTTTTCTGTAAATTCCTTACCACAATGAGGACAAACCATTCTTACATTACTTCCATCAGTTTCAAACTTTATGTTACCCCATTTAAAAGTTTGTTCTTTTTTACAGTTAGGGCAAGGAATATACCATTCAGCTTGGCTTGAATTATTATATTCATCTTCAATTTCTGATGAACCTTTTATAGTTGGTGTTCCAGTAATAATGTGCTTTGTAATGTCATCAAATGTGGAAGTTCTTTTTTTAGCAAGTGAAATAGGACTTCCTTCATTTCCTGAACTCTTTGGATATCTATCCACTTCATCAAGAAATATATTTCTGATAGGTCTTGCAGCTAATTTTGATGGTGAATTAGCTCCAACAAAAGCTATATATCCTCCTGGAAACATTTTATGTGTAACAGTATTTCCAGAATCTTTTTTACTAGGTTCTTTTATAATAGTGTTTAATACAGAGTTATTTATGGCTGGTTGTATTCTCTCCTTTGAAAAACTTCTAGCCATTTCATCAGTTGGTTGAACTATTAACATAGGACAAGGATCTAAATGAGCATATCTTAAAATGGTATTGATGATTAATTCACTCTTTGCTAATTGTGCAGCCATCATCAATGTAACTTGTTTAGTCTCTCCTTTTGTTATTTTTTCATATATTTCTATCATATATGGTGTTCTTTCAACATTGAATTTACCAACTTCTTTTGCTGACGTAGTATCTAAAACTCTATATTGATTAGCCCACTCCATAATGCTCACAAGTGGTGGTTGTCTTAATATCTTTAAACACTCTTTTATTAATTCCCTGGTTCTCTTATACATCTTTTGTTTTTCTCCTGTTGCTTGGAGGTTCGTAGTTTGCTAACTCTTCCAAACAATTTATTAATGTATTTTTTAAGTAATCTAATCTATCAGCTTCTGATATATCATTAACTTCATTGTCAATTTTTACAGCAGTTGCTTGTAATTTAGCTTTGAATTTAATTAAAATATCAGTCAAAACATACTTAACATCTTCATCTAAGTGATATTTATCCTGTAAAATTTCAAGTTTATATTGCTGATACTCTCTTTCAACTGCCTTTTTCTTATTTCTTTCATCTGTGACTGTTAAATATCTTTTCAAATTATCCTTCAAGTCAAATTGACCATTAGAATTTTTTTCTAATACTCCACGATTTGCAAGTTCTTTAACTGTTTTTTCGCTAAGTCCTAATATTTCAGCAAGAGTTTTTTGTGTTACTAGGTTTATATCTCCATTTCTTGTTTGGTTTATAAACTCAGTTACACATTTTATAAGAGGGTAACTTCCATTTTCTGATTTGTAATCCTTGAATAACTCTCTAACTCTTCTATCAGAAATATTAAGAACCTTTGATAATTGTTTTTCATTTGCAAGTATCATAATTCCATCCTTTTTTCTCCCATGCGTATATAAAAATTTTGGAACTTGGAAGGAAATCAAAAAATTTCGTATTTGAAAAGTTCCGAGCCTCCAGCCGCACCCTCTAATAAAAAAATTCTGTCACAGTACCTTTTTGATCATTTGAAGTCCTCATCACTCACAGCTGTGTCATTTTCACTGTTTATTGTTGCTCTTAACTTAGCTTCATCAACTACTCTATAACCAAGCATTAAGTTAATCTCTCTTGCTGCTCCTACTGCTGCAATGAGTGGCTTGTCTTTTCGTACTCTCTTATTGATAGTATGTCCATCTGGACCACTCTCATCAACATACTCAACTACTTCTGCCCCTTCCATTGCCATATTTATTACTTTTCCTAATTTTGATGCTATACTAAATGCCCCTAGTTCTGTATCTTGAAATAGGACCTCTCTTAATTCCAACATTGTTTTAGCAATCTTTGGACTTTTTTCTATGTTAGCTGTCTTAGTCTTTTCACTATATCCAGCTTTAACCTTTGCCTCTTCTTTTCCAATTCCAGACATTCGGTATATGACATATTTAGTTTGTTTTTCTGTCAAGCCCTCAAAATTGCATATCTTTGCATTTTGTTTTTCATCTATTTCAGCTCTGATTTCTTTATACTTAACAAGATATCTATTAATCCAAGAGATAATAGTATTTTTGTTATATTTTGTTTTTCTTTGTATTTCATCATATAAATCTTTTTTCTTTGTACTAAATTTAGTAATTTCAAGTTTTATATATAATTCCAAAACTACTAATTGTTCTTCTTTAAAATTATCTGTTTTACTCATCTCTATACCTCACTGATTAACTCATCTTTTATGTCCTCCCACTTATATTCCTTGCCTTCTCTTTGTAAAATAATATCTGACTTGCCTAAACTTCTATATCTTTTAACTATTACATCAGCGTACTTAGGATCATATTCCATTAAAAATGCTTTTCTGTTTAATTGCTCTGCTGCAATCAATGTACTTCCTGACCCACCAAATAAATCAAGAATATTCCAATCTTTTTTACTAGAATTATGAATTAATCTAGCAATTAATTTGATTGGCTTCATTGTTGGGTGAACATCATTTATTTGTGGTTTATTCTCTCTAATTATGCTTTCTTGCTCTCTTAACATCTGTTTTAAAATATTTATTAGTTCCTTTTTGCTATAATTTTCAATAGCTTTTAAATCTTTTTCTATTACTGTATCTTGTGTAAAATCTTTTATAAAATAATGTGCTGCTCCTTCTTTCCAGCCATAAAGACAAGGTTCATGTCTCCAATTGTAGTCTTGTCTTGATAGAACAAATTGATTTTTTACCCAGATTAAACATTGTGATATTTTAAATCCTGCCTCTTCCAATGCTCCTCTGAATGCCTTTGTTTCACTATCAGCATGAAAAATATAATATGCTACACCAGCTCTCATAACTTCAAAAGAATTTTTATAAAAATCTAATAAAAATCTATAAAAGTTTTCAGAACTCATATTGTCATTTTTAATTTTGTTGCCATTTGTTGCCTCATAGTTCACATTATATGGTGGGTCTGTGACCATTAAATCCATAGTTTCATTAGCAACTAATTTCTTAACATCTTCTAAATTAGTTGAATCTCCACACATAAGTTTATGTTTTCCTAATAGCCAAATATCCCCTTGTTTTGAAAAATACTTTTCTTCAACATCAGGAATATCTATTTCTTTTATTTCATTTTCATCAAGAATTTCTCCAGGTAATAATGCTTCAATTTCATCAAGATTAAAACCTGTTAATTCTAGGTTTTCTCCTAGTTTTGTTAGTTCTTCAAATAATTTTTGATAATCCCATTCGCCTAGCTCTATTGCTCTAGCTTCTCCAATTCTTATTGTTTGTATTTCATTTTCAGTTAAATTTTCAATGAAAATACATTCAATTTCAGTTAATCCTAATATTTTTGCTGCTTCTACTTTCGCATAGTCACTAACAACATAATTATTAGCATCAACTATTATTGGGAATACACAACCAAATCTATCTAATAAGTTTTTATATAAATTAATTTGATTATTTGTACTTTTTCTAGGATTATTTGGATTTTCTTTTAAAACATCTAATTTAATCTTAGTTATTTTCATAGTCCTCCCTGTTCTAATTTGTTTTAAATTTTTGCATTATAAAAACAAATAATTATATTTTCAGTTTCAGGATTAAGGTGCCTCACATTATTATCACGCGAGAAAACTATTAAAAAGCATTGATATTAAATGGAAAATTTTTTTTGAATGTGTGAAAATAGGAAGTTTTTTCTTCCTATTTTTTGCAAAAAAATGCCAAATGATTTTTGGTATCACATTTGACTTTGCAATTAAAGAGTATTAGATTTGCGAAGAATAGTTCGAGCCTCTCTATATTAGAAAAAAAATCTCTTTGTGGAGATGCTCTTTGTTGTGAATGAGTAAGGATGTCTTTTATCTTACTACGATAAAAAACAACCTGTCTGTAGCATTTATTGCTACTACTAGTAACAATATCATCAACTATTTTATAGTCAAATATCCACTCTAAATTATCTCTAATTAGTGAATCTAAATCTTGACATCTAAAATTTATAAACTTTTCTTTAAGGACTTCAACTGATTTTTCTACCTCTTCAATCAGTATTTTTCCCAAAGTATGTGATATTGTGTTTTGAATGCAATCTTTTATGTCTTTTATTGTTATATATTTTATTGAGTTAAACTCAAAGTAGCTTTTTATAATTTTCTTTGTTAATCTGTGTTCAAGTCTAAGAATTGCTCCTTTGACTTTTCTTATATTATTTTTTTTGTTATTTTCATGACCTTTTGAATAAAGTCTAATTTTCCACCCAATCATTGGTTGGAATGTAAAACCTGTTGTATAAAATTTATTTTCATTTTGATTGAAATTATAATATTGAACCTTATCCAAATCATCATATTTTCTTGTAAGTGCTTTGAAAAAGTAACTTATGATATTATGAAATTTATAAAAGTTCCCAACTGACTCTTGTGTAGTAAATTCAAAATATTCATATCTTACTTCATCTTCAGTTATTTTATAATCAATTAAACTATTGATTAATTTTACTAGATTATCTTCCACTATAATTTTTTTCAATTCATCAGATAATGGAAAAATATTGTCATCTGCAAAAAATCGTGGATAAGAAAAATCTATTTTTATCGTTGACATTTTTTTTAATTTTTTTTCTTCTAGCTTAATATAATTTATATTTTCTTTATCAATCTTATAATTATTTGTATGATTTGAAAGACTTTCTGAAAAAGAATGAGGAAACATTTTTTTAATTCTTTCTCTTACATACAAAATGTCGGTCTGGACATCAACAAAGACACAAGCCCTATCTAGTCCATACATTAGAATTTCACTTTTATTATTTCATTGCAATGTGGACAAGTTATTTCTAATTCCTTTTTTTTGAGATAAACAGTAACTTTTCTACCTCTTGCTACTCTAATTCTTTCTTCTGTTTCAGAGTATAAGTATTCTCCACAACTGCAATAATTATGACCTATTTCTTTATCCGAATTCTTGGCTTTGGGCATTCATACCAGCTCCTCCTTATTTTTTGATATGTAAGAATTTCATATTGTTCATCATTATATTTTTTAGAAAGTTTTTCATAACCTTGTTTGAATGTTCTCTTATCTGAATAAGAAAATTTAGCAATAATATTTTTATATTCAGTATTTTCATATATAATTTTTTCTTTTGAAATTATTTTTATTAAATAATTATAGTCATATTCATAGAACATATTATTCTCCAAATTAAAAATAGCTCTGTTGCTTTTTAGCTAAATTTTGACTAAAATTTTTTGGACTTCATCAACTGCTGTTTGTATATTATTCTTTAAAGCTTTTCTTAGCCCCCAATCAGTTGAATATGAAGTTCTCTTTCTAAGTTCCGAAAATGTCATATCTAAATCAATTAATTTTTTCTTTACTTCTTTAAAAAAAGAAGTATCTTGATTATCTTTCATAGCTTCCTCCTTTTTGACAAATATAACATATAGATTTATATTTTGTCAATAAGCAACAAAAATATTTAAAATAAAAAATGGAGATTATTAGTCTCCATTTCTTTTAATTATTAAATTCAATATTACAAATAACTTTTCCAAGTTCTCTAAAATTGTCACTCTCTCTCACATATATAGGACAATCTTTTTTTTCATCTATAAGAAAAACTTCTCCTCTATTAGATATTTTTTTAGTTGCTATTAGCCAATTTTTATTAAAATAAAACACACCTATTTCATTATTTTTAATTTCAGAATTCTTTTTTATAATAGTTATTTTCTTTTCTTTTTCTTTTATTCCAATTATTGTGTTATTTTTATTTTTTTCATTTATTGGTAGTGAAATAGTAAATTCATCTGAATTTGTTACATCAGAAAAATCTCCTAGTGCCATTGATAAGGAAGAATATATTTTTATTTCTTGTATATTATTATCTATTAAATTCAATGAATATTCTTTTATATTTTCACTTATATGATAGTTTAAATCATCTTTATCAAAATCATAATTTAGATTTTTTTCAGTTTTTGGAAGATACCCAATTTTTTTATATACTTCAACAACATCAAAATCATAGATATTTGCAAGGTGGCTTAATAATATTGGATTAGGTAACTTTCTTTCAGCATTTTCAATTCTTTGTATATCACTTTTTTCAGCAATTAAGCCTCTTGATTTTAATTTTAATCTCAACTCTTCAAGTGTATATCCTTTTTCTTTTCTCTTTTCAGCTAAAAAATTTCCTAACTCTATCATTTCTTTTTCATTTAATTTCATAAAGCACCTCCTTAAAAAAATTTATAAGTTATTATATAATTTTTTTTATAAAAAAAATATAGTTTTTCAGCAATTCTAAAAAAAGTGTTGCTTTTTGGCTACAAAAGTGATATAAATATTTTAAGTTGTTAAAAAGCTACAAAATTAACAAAAAGTTTTTTAGCAATAATTTTATAAAATATTTTTGCATATTAAAGTGAAAAATGAGGAAGTGAGAAATGAAAAAAAATATAAAAAGAAATTTAGGAAAAAATAAATTAAAAATCATAGCAAATACTTATATAAAAAATCGGATATACCTTATGAAAGATATTAAGAGAAATTTAAATGGTCAGTATCCACCAAATTTAAGATCAACTAAGTTATTAATACAATTTCTAATTTGTAGAATAAAAATAGATCGTATTTTAAGAATTGAAAAAGCAAAAAGAAGCAAAATAAAAAAGAAAAAACTAAATATATTACTTAAAGAAGATAAAAAACTAGGAGTTTTACTTTTTTCTTAAATCTAAAATAAAACTAGCTTTTTCTAGTGATTTATAGTTAGCTCCTGAACCAAGAAAAGCAATTTTGGCTACTAGCATAAAAATCAACTCCTTAAATAAAAAATAATCTTTGAATAGCTTGGCTCACAAACTGCTTCCCCAAGGATTCAATACTTGTGAGCTGTGCTATTGAAAGATTGATAAAAAGATAGCAACAAGATTTTGATATTCTTGTCACTATAAATATTAATTAATAAATATCTTTCAATTGTTTTATTTTTAAATCTTCTAATTTCTTATTACCTGCTATGTATGAATCAATAGCTGATAATTGTTCTTTTGAAAAGTTATTATTCCAAGAGAAAAAATTAGCAGATTTTACAATATCATTATTGTATTGAATAAATAAAATACCCAAAATTTGGTAATTTTCATTTAAAATATAGTATTGAGATTCTTTTGTTTCATTATTGATTTCAGCTGGTTCACCAAGTTTTTCTTTAACTTGTGATAATGACATACCTTCTTTTATTGGAGATATATTAGAAATTAAATTTATTCCTAAATGTCCAACTATATTTTTATTTAAAGTTAAATCCATAGTTGGAATATTGTTGTAATGAGGAACTAGTCTAAAATCTGAGTTATCACTTTTTGTAAATAAACATAAAGAATTATAGTCAGTTTCATTTCTTTTTTCAGATGTATCTGTTAAAGGAAATTTAAAATTAATAAAATAATTTTGATAATTTGGATATTTTTTAGCAATATCTTCAGCTATTAGTTTCATTTCATCAAAAGTTGGAATTTCGCCATTAACGAAATCTAAAGGTACATCTCCTTGAAGTTTAACGGTTTTAATATTTTGCTCTATCATAAAGTCATAATTTAGTGTTTTTGACTGTGATGTTTCTGTTGTTATATTGGTTGCTGTAGAAGTGTTTTCATTTTTTTCACTTCCACAGGCAACTAATAAAGATAAAAGTACAAAAAATATAAATTTTTTTTTCATAATAAACCCCCTCTAAAATAATAAAATCTCAATCTTTGAGTAGTATGGTTCATAAGTAACTTTCCCCAAAGTTCATTAAGACTTATGGACTATACTACTAAAAGATTGATTAATCTTGTGTATTGTCTGGGACATACTCAATTAAGTCCTCGATTCTGCAATTAAAATATTTACATATTCTAGCGATAACATCTAATGAAAGTGTTTCTAAATCTTTTTCTTTGTAGAGTTTATCAAGTGGTGGTCTACTGACTCCAGTTAATTCTGCTAGATTTTTGATAGAATCTATTTTCTTATCTGCCATTAGATATCTTAGTTTAGATTTGTACATATAGTACCTCCTATATTTTTTATTTTCTATATTGAATATTATACTTTAAAAATTTATTTTTTTCAATTTTAGATTATAAAAATTAATTTATAAATTAATTTTATTACTTGACAAATTAATTTATAAGTTGTAAAATTCAACTCAAAGATATAAAATATTTTTTTATAAATAAAAAAAATTATTTTATAAAATTAATTAGAAGGAATATAGAAAATAATTTATTAAGTTGAAAGAGAGTTAAAGAGCAGATTCTTAGATTATACACACCTTCTAGTAAAGAACATTAAATATTAGGGAGGTTATAAAAATGGAGAACGAGTTTAAAGAAGCTGCTTTAAGTTTTTTGGAGGGATTGTTGGATTCAGGAAAGGTAGAATCAAAATCAAAAAAAGAAATAGAAGACTTGTATGAAAAGATACAAAAATCCAATATTTCTGAAGAATTACAACATTCAATTTTTAAGACAATAGAAATCTTAAAAAAAGAATATTTTGATTTTGGTTTTACTGCCTACAAAAATTTTAAAGAGTAAAACAAAAAAGGGACACCGACCAAGACACCCCTTTTTCAAACCAACTTGATTTATTTAATAAAATATCCAAGTGTTTTTATTATAGCATAATCACTATAATATTACAATATATTTTCTATATTTCTCCAACAAAAATAGGAGGAAAAATTTATGAGAGTATCAGAATTAGAAAAACTAATTAACAAGTATGGAGAAACAACAAAATTTATTGAAATTAAGGATGAACTTAAGAAAATGGGCTATCCTTGTAACATCAAAGTAGGCGATAAAAATGCCTAAGAAAAAAGATAAAATACCTGAAAATTTTAGAACTATTTATATCATAACTAATGCTGATAAAACTATTCTTTCAGCATTTTCTTCTGAAGAAGAAGCAAAAAAAGAAATTGATTTTAAATATTCAATTCTTCCAGAAAAATTTAATATTCAACCTTGCTGTTTGAACATTGATAAAAGTTTTGCTGAAGAAATTAAAAAAAGATTTTAAGGAGTTTAAAAATGGAAAAAGATTTGTATTTCAAAGATGAAGAAGCTAAATATATTTTTTACTTGGTAGAAATAGGTGGAAAAATTCAAATGGACCTATTAGGGATAAAAAGAATCCATTACATAAATAAAGATATGGCTAAAAGCTGGTATGAAGAAATTAGTAATAAAATTATAAATTCTAAGCATCCAAAATTAATGGAAGCAATGAAAGAACTTGAAAAACTTTATAAAGGAATGAAGTAATTAATTAAAGAAAGGATAATATTATGAAAAGTAAAGAATATATTGAAAAGAAAGTAGAAAAACTTGAAGATTTGAGAAGACAGCTTCTAAAAGAATATCAAGATAAGTTAGATAATGGCTATGAAGATGAAGTTCTTTGGCAATATATAAGCACAAAGAACATTGAAATTTGGACTTTAAAAGATATTTTAAATGATTAATTGGAGGCTTAAATGTATATAAAAGATAGAAAAAAAATAGAAAAAGCATTAGCAAATTTAATAAATGAAATGATAACACAAGAAATGATTGAAGAAAATAAAAAAGAAACTGCTGATCAGTTATTAGCAGCTAGAGAATATGAAATAAGACAAATTTGTGAAGAAGTTGCTCTGCAATATTCACTGATTAAAAAACCAATTTATTAAAAAACAAGGAGCTGGATAAAATGCAAGAAAAAACATTTAAGCAGTTATTGATGTCCAGTAACTATTACACATTAAATAAACAAATTGTTAAAGAACTTGGGATAGAATCAGCCTTTTTACTAACAATCTTAATTGAAGCTAGTGATGGATTAGCAGATAATGAAGGTTGGTTCTATCAAACCATAGAAAAAATTGGAGAACTTACAGGGCTTGGTAGACACAAGCAAGATAAGATAATCAAAGAATTAATTGATTTAAAAATATTGGAACAAAAAAATAAAGGAGTTCCCTGCAAAAGATATTTTAAAGTCAATTATGAAATAATTGAAAATCTAGTTTTCCAAAATCAGCAATCTAGTTTGTCTGAAAACGGCAAACTGGATTGTCAAAAAAAGACAAACTATTCTGTTGAAAATAGTCAAACTAGTTTGTCTGAAAACGGCAACAATAAAGAATATATAATAAATAACTTAAATAAAGAATTAAATCATAAAGAACATAATAAATCATGTGATGATTGTTCTGATGATTTAAAAGCAATAAAAAAATGGTTCAAAGAAAATAAAATTGATTTTTCTAAGAAGCATGAAAATAAAATTATTGAGTTATTAAAGGTCAACTCTTTGGGATATCTTTTAAAACTCTTCCAAGAACAAATAGATATTTTAAAAAATAAACCAGGAGTAAAAAATATAGCTGCTATTTTCTCTAATCATCTTTTTAAAGGGACTGCTGAAATTAACCTTAAAGAAATTGAAAATAGAGAAATTGAACAGGAGAATTTAAAAAAAGAAGAAAAAAAGGAGAGTGAAAGAAATGAAAAATTTCTTAAGATTTTTTGGGAGCTTCCCCTAGAAGAACAAGAAAAGATAGAGAATGAAATTTTAAAAAATAATAATATTAATCATTTTCTTGAATTAAAAAAGAATAGCACAGTTATGTATTATAGATTAATTACTCCGTTCATTTCTAAATATATTCAAGAAAAAAATTAGCTATATTTAATTTACTTTTGATATTTGAAAGGGGGATTATGAAAAATCCAAAAGAAAAACCAAAAATAATAGAGGTAAAAACTCCTAAGATAGTTGAAGTTGAAAGACCTACTATAAAGGAAGTTGAGTGATGTTATGAGTGAATCTATAAAAATTAATATGCCTTTTGATAAATGGTGCAGAATTCAAAAAGATTTTGAAGAACTTAACTCCAAGCTTCCAGAGGACAAAAAATTAGATTTTGAAAAATATAAATATTGCTACAACTGGGGTAGATTATCTTTTGACCTATATTGTATAGGAGCTGGAATAAAAGAAACACTTAGAGAACCTGAATTTTATAACAAGAAGGAGATTAAATAGTGAAATTAAGAGGTAAAATTTACAGCATTGTTACTGGTGGAGTTTATAAAGTTTTAAATATAAACTTTGAAAGTAGAAAAATAACAGGAATAAACAAAAATGAAGAACTAACTTTTGAATTTAAAGATGTCATTTGGTTGGAGAGTACAGGAATAAAAGAAGATAAAAAATATATATACACAGATGATTATCTATTAGCAACAAAAGATGAAAATTTAATTTTATGTGGAATTGTAAAAAGAAGAAAAGATGGAGTATTTGTATTAGAAAATAAAAAGCAGCATAAGAGTATTCCATTAATAGAATTGAAAGCTAGTGGAGTAAAATTAATAAATTTACAAAATCATAAAATTTATTTTGCAAAAAAGAACAATAAAACAATTAAAAAATAGGAGGAGATTATGGGAGTCGTACTTGTAAAAAATAATAAAGGTGGAGTAGGTAAAAGCTGGATAGCTTTACAGTTAGCAGCTTATAAAGCCTTTCAAAATGAAAAAGTCTTAATATTAACTTCAGACTCTCAGAATAATATTTTAAATTATTCTGGAATAAAAATTAAAGATACTAATAAAAAAGGACTTGAAGATTTATTGGAAGGGAAGAATTATGAATTAACAAAATTAAGACCCAATTTATTTTTCTTGCATCTTCAAGACTATAAAGTAAAAGGGAATCTTGATGAAAAATTTAAGAAACAAATTAATAATCTGAAAAAGGAATTTAAACATATCATCATAGATGGTTCTCCAGTTATGAATTTGGACAATGTCTTTGTTGATGTAGCTGAACATATAATTGTTCCAACTTTCTTGGACTCAGTTACAACAAACTCTATTTTAAACTTACTTAAAAAAACGGATATATCTAAAATTAGAGCTGTCATCCCAAATAGAGTAGGAAGAACAAAAATAGAAAAAGATTTTTATACTTTTCTAAAAAATAAATTAACTCGTTCAGGAGTATTCTTATCTATTCCAATTAATCAATCTTCAATAATTTTGAAGCTAATTGAAAATGGTACTTTACTATGGGAAAGAAGGTCTCAAAAATTGGATGAAATAAAAAATGTTTTTGTAAAAGTTTGGAGGGAGATAGAAGATGAATAATGAAAATAATGTAATGAAAGCAGTTGAAGAAGCATTAGCTGGAAGCCAATTAAGAAAGTTTGATTTCGCTAGTTACGAAATTTCTGATGATGATAAAGCAAAAATTGAAGAACAAGAAGTAAAACTTCTTAATAGTTTTAGGAAATACAGAAATAATCTTTTTGATATATGTAGCTCTTTGGCAGAAGTAGCAAAATTATTAAAGCCTTCTGGAAGTTTTATGGCTTGGTATGAAAGTGCAGGACTTACAAAGGATATGGTCTCAGTTTTTTTAAAGCGTTGGGACTTGTATCTTTGGCAACCTGATTATAAAGATAAAATATTTAGTTTGTCAGATCAAGCAATAAAAATTATATCTAACAATTCTTTAGGTTTGGAAGTTGTAAAGGGAATACTGGAAGCAGATGTTTTAAAGGTTAGAGAAATTAAAAAACTTTTACCTCAGCCTAAAAAAGAAGAAAAATCTGAAGTTAAAGTAGAGAGACAAAAATATTTTAATTTTAATAAAATCAAAAAAATGGAAAAAAGAGCTAAGAAGTTAAAAGATGAAGAAAAAACAGAATATAAAAAAGAATTGACTGAATATATCAACAGTCTACAAAAGCTTATGGAGGAACTATGATTGATAAAAAAACTTTAATAGAAAAAGCGGAAGGAATAATTAAATATAATGAATCATTAATTAATGATGATGCAGCTGTTGCTATGTTAGGAATTTCAAGAGTTGTAAGTTTAAAAAAGGAAAATGAAGAGCTTAAAATTTTCATAAAGGTTTTTAATAAATTAGTCTAAAAAAGACTTTATCATTTTACACTGCAAATAACTTGCTCGTGTTGATAAAGCCCCGAAACAGTTTTATTTTACAGTAAGTTGTTTGTGGTGTCAATACTATTAGGAGGACATCATGTTAGAAATAAGAAAAATATGGGGAGATACATATCTAGTAAATGGAGAACATTTAACACAAGATTTTAATGAAGCTGTTCTAATAGCTTATGAAAATAAAGAAAAAATAAAAAATTTTGAAGTGGAATATGCGGAAACTACTTTTTGGAAAAAAATTAAAAATAAACTTAACTTTCCGTTTCTTTTATTGGAAAGCTGGATGTGATCTTGTGGATATACTTAAATTAGCTTTGGCTGCTCTTATGGCAGAGAAAGGTGTCAAAAATGAGGAAAGCAAAGAAAACAGAGAAAAGGGAAATAAAAATAAATGAAAAAAAAGAAATTGAAATAATTAAAAAACCAGCTGATGAAAAACTTCTTGCTACAAAGTTTGCTACGACTCTTTTAAATATCTCAATTGTTTGTCAAAAACATAAAGAAGTTTGGGATAAAGAAGTTAAGGAAAATCAAGGTTATATCAAATTTGATAAATTGATGCTAATTAGTAAGACAAGAGCAATAGCAGATAAAATTTTTAATAATTATTTTGAGTCTGAAGATGAAGGAGAAGATGTTGAAAGTAACTTATTTTATAGAGATGTGATTGGAAAACAAACTGAAAAATGTCTTAATGGAATTAGTGAAAAATTGATTTTAACTCTTGATGATATTAAACAAAGGCTTCCAGCTGGTTTCATGGGAACACTTGGTTCATGGGCTAGAATGATAAAAGATTTAAATACTGCTAAAATGAGAGGGATTGCTAGAAAGATTGGAATTGATGAAAAAGAATTAAATAAATTATTTGATTTATCTAATAAATATATGAATTGGGTATATCAAGATATAGCAATTCATGAACTTTTATAGGAGGAATAATGAAAATAGGAGTTAATCAGTTTTATAAGAATGTTGATTGTCCTCGTGAATTTGTCTGTGCTCATTGTGGAGCTCATGTTTATGTTATTGATATTAAAGATAAAAGAGTTAAATACTGTTCTGCTGCTTGTGAAAAACAATACTGGAGAGATAAAAGCAAAGCAGATGCTGCATATAAAAAGAGAAGTAGGGAAAAAGTTATTGGTATGAGAAATTATAGTGCTAAGGATATGGCTATTAAACTCTATAAAGAAAAAAAAGAAGCTGAAGAAATGGACTGGAAGGAAAGAAAAGATGGCTAAAAATAAAACTGAATTATTTGAAGAAGAATCCACAAATTTCATTCTAAGTATCTGTAACAATAATTTTACTCTAAAAATTAATTTTCTTGAAATTGAAGTTAAATTATTAGAAATACACAAAAAATATTTCAAAAAAAAGAAATTTAAAAATAAGGAAATAACTCAATTAGTTATATATGGACTAATTAAAACTGCTAAAGAAAAGTTAAAATTTCTGTATTACTGGGAACTTAAAGAAAAAATTAAAAACTTAATTTTTAAAGCAAAACTTGAAATACAGACAAGAATAGATTTTTTAGATAGTTGTTATGAAGAAGATATTAATGAAGTTTATTTTGAAGCTAATCCAGGACTAAAAGAATTTGATAATCTTATAAAAACTTATACAGAACTTTCAAAATTGAAGAATTCTGGAATAGATGTAAGTAAATTTTTAGAAGATACCAAAAATCAACTATTTTTGTTTCCAACTGAATTCTATTTAAAATCACCGTATTTTTGTGAGTTACTAACAGAAATTATTGTTGAAGCAGGAGAAAAAAAGGAGAAAAAACTTATTTAAATAGGAGAGGGGATAAAAATGGATAATAAAGAAAATTTTGAAAGAAAAGAAGAAATAAAAGAAAAACTTGAAAAAATTGTAGAAAATCTGACTAAAAAAGCATTTGAAGAAGTTTTACTTGAACAATATTATGAAGTTGCAGAAAAATGTATAAATGAAAAACCTTATAATATTGAAAATCATTTGACTATGATAGGTTTTGCATTTGAAACAAATAAAATCATTTCTCTAATTAAAGATGAAAAAATAAAAGAAAAATATGACGAAAAAGGTCAAATGATATGGGATAAATGGCAAGAAAAAATTAAGAGTACTGTAAATGGCTTTGATTTAATGCAAGCCATAAATAAAACTATGGAAAAAGAAACTAAAAATTAGGAGGATAAAATGGAGGATAACTTAAACCTTTTTGGATTTGGACAGCTTCCTAAAAAAGAAATAGTTAGAGAAGCTTCTGTCAAAAATATAGTAAAAAAAATACAAGATCTCGATCATAAATATAACTATGATGAAATATTCTTTGATTGGGTAAGATGTATGTTTTATACTTATGCCAATACTTGCAATAAAGTAGGTTATTCAGATAGGGAAGAAAAATTTAAAAGAATAGTAGATAAACATGGTAAAGGAGTAATTCAAGTTTTTCTTGAATGTCATGCTGAACTGGTAATGTTATTTGAAAAAGAAATAGATGATTACTTAGGGAAAATATATCATGAATTAGGTATTCACAATAAAATGAAAGGTCAATTTTTTACACCATTTCACCTTTCAAAACTTATGGCAGAAACAAGAGTTAATGAATTAATAAAAGAATTAAATTCAAAAAAAAGAATAAAAATAATTGATGCTGCATGTGGTTCAGGTTGTTTAATGCTAGGAATATTAGCAGTATTAAAAGAAAAAGGAATTAATTATCAAAAAAGGATTTTTATTAATTGTAGTGATTTAGATGAAAATACTATTCAAATGGCTTATGTTCAGTTGACTATTGTTGGAGCTAAAGCAAAATGTGAAAACAAAAATTCTTTAACAGGAGAAATATTTGGAAGATGGGATACATTTAACTATAGCATTAGTGGTAATACAAGTTTAGATTTAGAGGTTGATTATGGAAGATATAAAGAATAGCATTATAAATCAAATAACTTTTGAAATTGATAAAACTAATGATTTTAATTCTGAAGATATAGAAAGAATTAAAAATATTATCATTATCCAGTTAAAAGATTATGATATTGTCTCAAAAAAATATGAAATAGTAGTTTCTGATAGAACAAATGCAGAACTATGGAAAAAATTTTTTCTAACAAAAAAGGCAGAAAATTTAAGTGATAAAAGTTTATTATATTATAAAAATTCTCTTGAATTATTTTCTCTTTTTGTAAAGAAATCTTTTTTAAAAGTTACTACAGATGATATTAGATTGTACTTAGCTGTAGAAAGAGAAAAGAACCAGCAGAAAGCTGTTTCAATAGATAATATTAGAAGAATTTTAAATTCCTTTTTTTCTTTTTTGAATGAAGAAGAATATATTTCTAATAATCCTGTAAAAAGAATTAAAAAAGTTAAAGGTCAAAAAACTGAAAAAACAGCATTTACACAATTAGAGTTAGAAAAACTTAGAATGGCTTGTGAAAACTCATTGGAAAAAGCAATAATGGAAGTACTTATATCTAGTGCTATTCGTGCAACAGAATTAGCTAATATAAAAATTAGAGATATTGATTTTGAAAAAAATGAAATAAAAATTGTTAGAAAAGGAAATAAAGAAGGGATTGCTTTTATGAGTACAATTGCTGCTCTTGCAATTAAAAAATATATCAGTGAGAGAGGAAATTATAATACTCCTTATTTATGGGTTGTTGATGGACTTATGTATAAGTGTTATAAAAATCAAATTCTAGGTAGTAAGATTGAGACTGAAGGATTTAGAAGAGTATTAAAATCAATTGCAACTAGAGCAAAAGTTGAAAATGTTCATCCTCATAGATTTAGAAGAACATTTGCAACAATGGCACTAAAAAAAGGAATGGATGTTGAAGAAATTCAACAAGTTTTGGGACATCAGAACATAAATACAACTATGATTTATGTTAATGTTGATAAATCCAGTGTAAAAGAAAAATATAAAAATATAGTTGGTGGTTAGAATGGAATCAATATCTTTAAAAAATGATACTTTTTTAAAAGATTATATAAAAAATAATCTTATGAAAAAACATAAGACATTAAGTCAAAGATTACAAATAGAAACTTCAGATATAAAAGAATTACAAAAAGAATTATTTTGTGAGTTATTTGATAATTATGGAATCTATGAAATAGATAAAGTTGCTAAAGAAATGGGTTATCCATACGATAGTATATTTATTAAAAAATTGATTGAATGTGATGCGGATAAAATTATTGAAGAAAGAAGAGATAAAGAGTTTGAAGAACAATATATAATAGAACATTTGAAAGAAAAATCTTCTGTCTTAGCTAAAAAATTATTTCTTTCAATACAAGAAGTAAGGAACATTAAAAAGAATTTTTTAGAAAATTTAATTTTATCATATCCTTTATTACATTACTCTAAATTAGCTGAGAAAGTAAATTGTACTCATTCAAAATTCAGCAGAATATGTAGAGAATGCAGAATAAACTTAATCGGTGACATAAAAATAGCAAGAGATAATTCTGTAAATTTAATTGAATTAAAATTAAAAATACAAGAAGGTTTTTCTTTTGATAAATTAAAAAAATATTTTGGTTTAGGAGATGATAGACTTAAAAGAATTTTAGAACAAAATAAATTAGAACTTTTAAATCAAAGAAAAGTACTTCGTGAAGAAGATAAAGAAAACATAGTTATAGATTATAACAATGGAGTTTCTATAGCTCAAATAATGGAAAAATATCATACTAGTGAAAGTAGAATAAAAAAATTTTTAACTGCAAAATGTATTTTTGACAAAAAAAATTATGAATTAAATGATACTGAAATAGAATTTTTAAAAGAGAATGCTCCAAATATGACATTGAAAGAACTATCAATGAAACTAGGGAGAAAAGGAAGTACATTAAGAACAATCCTGGGAATTTTAAAAATAAAGTATAAAGCAAGAAACTGTAAAGGTGAACTTTGGGAATGGAAAGGTTTTAACTAATAGAAATAGGAGGAATTTAAAAATGAAAAATACACTAAATGATTTAAATAATTACTTATTTGCACAATTAGAAAGATTGGATGAAGAAGATATAAGTGAAGAAAAATTAAACTCTGAAATTATGAGAGCAAAAGCAATAGTTGGAGTAGCTTCTGCTATCATAAGTAATGCTGATGTTGCAATGCAAGCAATGAGAGTAAAAGAAGGTATAGCAACTAATGAAGGTATTAAGCTTCCAAAAATGTTAGAGGACTAAAATGAGAAGAAAATTTAAAACAGAAGAATTGGATTTTTTAAAAAGTTTCAATGGAACTAAAAATAGAAATGAGTTATTAGAATTATTCAATAATAATTTTGAAAAAATAACTTCAACACAGTTAGAGACTTTGCTCCATAGATATAAAATACCTTTTAAAAAATTACCTTCTTATACTTTTAAAAAAGGACACACTCCTTGGAATAAAGGTAAGAAAACAGGAATAAGACCTCCTAATCTTTTCAAAAAAGGAAATGTAACCTGGAATACAAGAGAGCTTTATTCAGAAAGAATTGATAGAGATGGTTATACCTATATAAAACTAATAAATAAAAAGAAATGGAAGTTAAAACATAGATGGATTTGGGAACAAAAATATGGAGAAATTCCAGCAGATCATGTGGTAATTTTTGCTGATGGTAATAAAAAAAATTTTAATATAGAAAATTTAATTTTAGTATCAAGGAAAGAACTAGCTGTTTTAAATAAAAATAAATTATTAAGAGATAATGCTGAGTTAACAAATATTGGAATAGCAATAGCAAAAATAAAAATTGCTATTGCTGATAAAAAAAGAAAAAAAGAGGAGAAGAAATGAAAGAATTTAAAATGAAAGCCTGGTTAAAAAAAGAAAATAAAATGGTTGCTATTATTGGAATTGATTTAAATTATCAATATATCAGATACACTGATGATGGTAATCTTTTCAAAGATGATTATAAAATTGCTGATTTTAAAGATATAGAACTTTTACAATTTACTGGAACAAAAGATAAGGCAGGTCAAGAACTTTATGAAGCAGATGTAATTCTATTTAATGATGGTATCGATGATATTTATGGATTAATTTCCTATGATGATGATGAAGGTACTTATCGTGTTTCTTATGAAAATATTACAGAGCATCTTTCAGAGAGAGAAGGGGATTTTGAAATTGTTGGTAATATTTTTGAAAATCCACAATTACATGAACAACTAGGATACTAGGTGAGTTAAATGGAAAAAATTTGTAAATGGTGTTCTAACTATAACAAAGGAAAATGTACTATTTTGAATGAAAAACTTTATCCAGATGTTCCCTCTTCTTACTGGGGAACTTTGGATATTATTACAAAATTTTTTGATAATCATTTCAGAAGGTTCTTAGATCCTAATGATTTATATGATTTAGCAGATGAACTTTCAGATGAAATAAATGATTTTGTTATAAAAAAATCAGAGGCTACAACTATAGAGCTTGGTTATGAACAACAAGAAGATTTTTCTTGTAAATATTGGAGGTAATTAATGAATTTTGATAAAGTTATAGAAGTTCAAAATTGTTTCTCAGAAGTTGAAAAATATATAAAAGTAAAAAGTTCATTATCTATGAATAATGATGAAAAAAATATTCTGATAGCTTTACACTATGATTCTTTCAAAATTATAGAAGCTGATAGAATAAATATTTTAAGTAAAATTCAAAAATTAAATAAATCATTTGAAATCAATCATGTTGTTATAAATAATCATATGGTTTTATTTCAGGGAACTGTTAAGGGAAGTGATTAAAAAATGAATAAAGAGATGATTAGACTAGCAAAAAAATACTCAAAAACTAATAATAAAAAGGCTTGTAAAATAAGCTGGAAAATATTTTATACAGGATTAGGTGGACATCAATATTGGAGAAATAGTGTTAATTTTAAATTTAATATATGTTATAAAAGATTGAAACCTAAATTAAAAAAAAGAAATGGTAAAAATCAAATAAAAAGTAATAACTACCTATATCAATGTAATTGTGGACATCAATTTAATTCAAATAAAAAATTGAATAATGGAGAAATATATTGTCCAGAATCAGATTGTAAAACTTGTATAGAAAAATAATAAAATAGGAGGAAGTGAAATAATGGAAATCAAAAAACCTAAAAATTTTAGAGATATATTAAGTTTACAAAAATATTTAGATGATAATATTAATAATATTAGAACTAGAACTTTTGAAGATATCAAGATGTCATTAATTGCAGAATGTGTTGAATTTAATGAGGAGACTATGTTTTCTCATAAAACTTGGAAAACAAAAGAATATCATAGAGACAAGGAATTAGAAGAACTAACTGATGTTTATTTTTTCTTTGCTCAATTGATAAATTATCTTGATGATGATAAAAATGAAGCCTTAAAGGAAGCTATTTGTTTTTCTTTTGAAGAAAAATATATTCATACAGATGAACCTGATATTTTAAGATTTATTCATTATGTCTATACTGATAAGTTAGCAATAGCTATGGATGAACTGATTGCAATTACATATCAATATAATTATACAACAGATAATATTTTAAATTCTTATTGGGTAAAATGGAAAAAAAACATGAGAAGAATAGGTAAAGAATGGAATTAGGTGGTAGAAATGACAGCACAAGAAATGAGAGCATCATTAGAAAAACAATTAGAGAAACTTCCATTTTTCATATCAACAAAAGATACTGCTGATTTTTTAGGAATTAGTAAAAGTAATCTTATAAGGAAAACTGAAACTGGAGAAATAAAATCTATAAGAAATGGAAAATTAATTAAAATCCCAAAGGAATGTCTCATAGAGTATGTTTTAAATGCAATGTAAGAAATTAGTATATTGACTTTTTTTAATAGTTGCCTGATAATTCATTATCGGTAGCTATTAAAAAAAGATAAAGGAGGATTCTTGTATACATCAAGCTACACTAGAAAAAGAGGTAAGTTTTACCATTTAGTTTTTGAATATATAAAAAATAAGAAAAAAACTGTAAAATCAAAATCATCTAAAACTGATAATGAAGAATTAGCTGAAGAAATGCTAAAAGTTTTTGAAGAAGAATGTAGAAAATTTTTTGGGATATCTGAAGATAAAAAAAATAGCAGCAGAAAAAGTATTTTAAAAAAAATAGACCAGGATGTAAATTTATTTGATAAAGAAATTAGTTTCTGTAATTTCATTTTAGGATATGTCAAAATGAGATTTAAAACTATTGATGATGCAACCTACTCATCTTATTTATCAAATACAAAGATATCCATATTACCTTATTTTTTTAAAGAAAATAAGAAACTCAAGGATATAAATACATTTGACATTCAAAAGTATTATTTTCATGAATTAAATGTAAGAGGAGTTTCTGCTAATACAGTTATTCATTACCATAATCTTTTAAGTCTAACATTCAAGTATGCTCAAAAGATAGGAATAATAACCATTAATCCTATGTTGAATGTTGAAAAGCCTAAAAAGGTCAGGTATATTGCAAAAGTTTATAATCATGAACAAATAAAAGAAATGCTTGAAATATTAAAAAAAGAAGATAAAGCACTATATTTAGGAGTGGTTATAACTAGCTTCTTTGGTTTAAGAAGAAGCGAATTATTAGGTCTGAAATGGTCAGCAATAAATTTCGTAGATAATACAATGAGCATTGTCCATACTGTTACAGAAACTAATTTAGATGGTAAAAATATCTTAATAAAAAAAGATAAGACTAAGAGTACAGCTGGTTTAAGAAGTTTTGTTTTACCTAATCCAATAAAAGAAATGCTCCTGGAGTTAAAAGAGGAACAAAAGAGAAATAAAGAAAGACTAGGTAAAGGATATTACACAAAAGATGAAGAATATGTTTATGTAAATGAAGGTGGGGAACTGCATAAGCCGAAGTTTTTAACAAATGGATTTAGAAAATTCCTGGCAAAACATAATTTAACACATATTAGGTTTCATGATTTGAGACACAGCTGTGCTACAATATTATGTGAAAGCAATGTTAATGTAAAAGACATTCAAATGTTTTTAGGACATAGCAGTGCTAAAACAACAATGGATATATATGTGCATCAAATGAATAAGAGTAATTTATCAACAGTATCTATAATAAATGAAAAAATAGGTATCTGA